ATCCGATTACCGACGATAACTATGTGATGCTCTGCCACGACTGCTGCTTGCGACTTGTACGTTCTTTTGCGTCCATTGCCAAGGCCCTTGGCAACTTTGGGCATCACCCATGCAGTGAAGATACTCCTTGTTGCGAGTTCTCGTGGACTTTCAAGCGTCACCCAAATACAAACGAACTTCAAACATACCTCGGCACAAGGGATGGCGAATGGGTTCTTGATCTACGCAAGAAAAGTGGGCCCGGTGGGGATTGAACCCACGACCAAAGGATTATGAGTCCCCTGCTCTGACCACTGAGCTACAGGCCCGAATTGATCAGATACTAGTTGGATTAGTCCCAGATGCCTCAATCCAAACACGAGCACCGCACGAGTCTGGAGTTTCGCTCTGTACAACTGTTGCTGCTATGCAATTGCAAGAAGGACAGACAATATCAAGCCTTCTGTAGTGCTTGGACCCCTTGTATGTGCGATCAATTATTGCGTCAAGACCCTTGCGAATTTTTTGCTGGTGTACATGAATAATATGCTTCATAGTACCCCTGATGGGACTTGAACCCACGTGTCACCAACTACCCTTTCTACACTTTATAAGAGTGGGGGGATACAGGGGTAAAAAAAACCCCCAGCCACGAGCTGAGGGTCTTTTCTTTTTTAAACTCTTACTTAGAGTTCATCATGGTCGTGAACTCCGACTTGTAGAGTTCTTCAAATTCGTCAGCATGACGATGCTGAAGGACGAGCGCGGCGCGACGACGGGCCTCGGAGCGCTTCCGATTCTGTTCCTTTTGGATTTCAGCACGACGTGCCTTTTCGTCTGCGGGAAGTGGCTTGCGCCCTCTATTGCTTTTTCCGCTGGAAATAATCTTTTGATACTCACTCATGTGTGTAACTCCGTGTTCTAGTGGTTTGATGGCTTCTAGCCGTTGTTAAATATATGCTCTAAGAATGCACTTAGTCAACCTCTATAGCGAATTTTGTTATGACTTTTTAGAGCTTGACATATGTCACGATTGTGATGGTCAATATGTGTAAAATGATTACTGGAGGCTTTATGTTTTATGTAGCTGCAATGTTTGTCCTGTATGTTGTGGGACATAAAATTCTTAATTCGCGTAGTAATTATCTTAACGATAAATAATAATTAAACTGCATGTCTTTTTCTGTGGGGGTTGCCTTTTGTGTTGTGTTTGTTTTAATTGTTTTGGTCATTGCATGCCTTGCCTATATGGCATATCTTCTCATCAAAGAGGTTATGTATGTCTGGTCGTGGAGGGAAAATGACTACTGGAGCGCGAAGAAGGATCGTCCGAAACGCAGCTAAATGCTTGGTATGTGAAGAGACTATTGAGTCACGCCATAGGAACGACTTTGTATCTTGTTCTTGCTGGAAAACGGATGAGCTTCTTCCTCCGGGAAAACACACACACATCTTTGTAGATGGTGGTCTTGAATACCTGAGGTTTGGAGCGTGTGATATGTCTAAGTTCAATCCTCTCTTTGAGTATGGAGAGCTTGCTGATGTATATAGCGCTGAGCATGACTGAACTGTTTCAATTTGCTGAAACTGTGAGGCAATTAACAACCTCTATTCGTTGCCAAGAAGACCTCCAGTTTCTTTATTTAGACGATCAAACAGCATCAACTCTCGCAAGAGTTGAAGAGATGGTTCAGCGATACATCGGGGAGGACAACAGTGGCGTGGTTCAAGAAGAAGTCTCATACTACAACGGAGAATGACGCCTATAGGGTGGCCATAAACGAATGGCTACTACTGTGCGAACTAGAGCATGACTACTTTGAGGCGCTGGCGTCACGCAACTGGATAGAGTCTGGCAAAATTGCAGACATTCTTCATACTCATAGAACTAATTGCATAGAACTTTCTCACATCTTGCTTAACGCAGAATCCAAGTCGCCAGAAAAAACGGAGACGATGTAGTATCGCAGGATGGACACCATCTCAGTATTCAACAATGGATTTGTACGCTTAGATGCGTATATGGCCGATGACATTTCTGTAGTCAACTCAGCGCGTGTTTCGTTTGGGAAAAGAACGGAAACAATCGGTGATGCAGATTATGGGCTCATCCGTTTTCTCATGCGCTCGCACCACGGTACGCCGTTTGAGCACAACTCATTTCGGTTCCATGTAAAAGCACCAATTTTTGTTGCCCGTGAATGGTTTAGGCATCGCATTGGATCGTTTAACGAATACTCCGGTAGGTATGCGGTTATGCCAACTGAGCACTACGTTCCAGATCCAACGAACATGAGAACGCAAGTTGGAAAACCAGGCAGCTATACATTTGAGCCGATTGAAGAAGCCACGGCGACGGAAGCTGCGTCGCTTATGAATGAATGCAATAAAGAAGCTTTCTTACTTTATGAATCACTTGTTGAGCGCGGAGTAGCTAAGGAAGTTGCTCGGATGATTCTTCCACTCGGTTCATACACGGAGTTTTATTGGACTGTGAATGCTCGCGCATTGATGAACTTTCTCAGTCTCCGCAATGATGATGCAGCTCAGTACGAGATACGCGTTTATGCAGAAGCGGTTGAGTCTTTTTTCGGTCAAGTTATGCCACAGACCTATACAGCATGGGTTGACTATGGTAGGGTCACGCCATGATTTCCGAAAATAAACAAAGCAAAACAGACGTTGTGAACGAGCTTGAGATGATATCAAAGCTCCGTTATAAGGCCTTTGAAGGCGTTCCTAGGTCACTGAGCGCATTAGAGCGTGCAGTTGAGGAAATTAAGAGACTTCGCCTGGACAATGAAGAACTTCGCTCTCGTATCTGCTTACTTGAGCAGAAAGCTAACTGAAATGCGTGTCTTGGTGGCTTGCGAATTCTCTGGAACCGTCCGTGATGCGTTCATTAAGGCTGGCCATGATGCAATATCTTGCGACCTCCTGCCAACCGATAAACCTGGACCCCACATACAGGGCGACGTGACTGAAGTAATGCTTCAGCGCTGGGATTTAGTAGTCGCTCATCCACCATGTACATATTTGACGGTTTCTGGAAATAAATGGATGAAACCCGAGTATAGAGATAGGTTTCCAAATAGACCTAAGCAGCGTGAAGAAGCGATAAAATTTTTCATGGCCTGTTACAACGCCAATGCTGACTATGTTGCTGTTGAGAACCCCATCGGGATCATGTCGTCAACATTTAGAAAGCCAGATCAAATAGTTCAGCCGTGGATGTTCGGTCATCCCGAGACAAAAGCGACATGTTTTTGGCTTCGCGGCTTGCCGAAGCTTTCACCGACAAGCATTGTTGAATTATCTCCAAACAAAGCTGAGCGTCATAGACTGTTATATCTACCACCGTCTGAAGACAGGTGGAAAATACGGAGCAAGACATTTGAAGGAATTGCTGATGCCATGGCCGCGCAGTGGGGATTAGCCTGTGGATAAAGAATATATCTTTGGCGACATAGAGTTAACTAGGGCTACTCGCGAACCTTGCATGGTATGTGGACACCCAACCGGGGATTGCTCCGAAGTTGGATCCGAGCCACATCATGTGTTTGGTGCTGATTCAGTTCTAGAGACAATAAAGCAGTCTCAATTAGTTCTTGTCGAGGAAACAGTTTACGGCACTAGACAAATCTCGCCGTTCACAACTGCTAAGGTCATACTTGCAGCCAAAGGAACATATGTAACGCTTGAAAAAGCAAAAGAGCTTGGCATCTCTTAACACCTAAGCAAAGTCGTATCGTAGTAAACTCGTCAATCACAGATAAATCACAGGGGTAGTAATGGATCTTTTGTCTCCAGAATTCTTAGCTTCGTATTCTCAAAAACTCCCCCCTTGGGGATTTGGCGGCATGGGTGAGGTTGTTTTTCTCCGCACATATAGCCGTGCTATTGAAAACGAGGACCGCTCCGAAACTTGGGTTGAAACCCTTTCGCGCATAATTGAGGGCGCCGGTGAAATTGGTGTTCCTTATACGAAAAAAGAAGCTGAAGCACTTTTTGATCACATGTTTAATTTACGTTGCTCTTTTTCTGGTCGCGCATTGTGGCAACTTGGAACTCCACTTGTGAAGAAGTTCAATGCAACATCACTCAACAACTGCTACTTCACGAACATTGAAAAAATTGAAGATTTTGAACTCCTCTTTGAGTACCTGATGCTTGGTGGTGGAGTTGGATTTTCTGTTGAGCGTTCAAAGATCCATGATCTTCCAAAAATCAAGTCTGGGGTTTCAATTACGCACGATCGCAGTAACGACGCAGACATTATTGTTCCCGACAGTCGTACGGGATGGAAGCGTTTGCTTCACAGCGTTCTCAAGTCTTACTTTGAGACAGGAAAGTCTTTTACCTATTCAACAATTCTTGTTCGTGAATTTGGTGCACCGCTCAAGACATTTGGTGGTACGGCCAGTGGCCCAGGAGCTCTTATTGACGGAGTTGAGGACATTTGTAAGGTCATGAAAAACCGCGAGGGTAAAAAGCTTCGCTCAATTGATGTTCTTGATATTTGCAACATTATCGGGCGCATTGTTGTTTCTGGATCGTCACGTCGTTCTGCCCAGATTGCAATTGGTGACCCCGATGACATCCTGTTCTTGCGAGCCAAGAACTGGTCATCTGGAAATGTGCCAGCGTGGCGCGCAAACTCAAACAACAGCATTTATGCAGATCACTATGAAGAAATCATGTCTGAGCTCTGGAAGGGTTACGACGGCTCTGGTGAGCCATATGGTCTCCTCAATCGGCGCCTTACCCGACGCTTTGGACGCCTTGGAGAAGTGCGCGTAGATAACTCAATTGATGGATTCAACCCATGTGCAGAGATTGGTCTTGCAGATGGTGAGTCATGTAATCTATCAACTATTTTTCTTCCAAATGTTCAGTCACTTGAGCAGTTTAAGGAAATTTCAAAACTTCTGTATATGGTTCAGAAGCAAATCACACGCATGAACTACCCATACGAAAAGACAACTGAAATTGTTCGCAAAAACGCCAGACTCGGACAGAGCGTTACAGGCATCCTTCAGTGTTCTGATAATCAGCTCTCTTGGCTCTCACCAGCATACGAGTACCTCCGTGGCCTTGACGCTGATTACTCAAAGAAGAATGGATGGCCAGAGTCTGTTCGTCTCACAACTGTTCAGCCATCTGGAACACTGTCGCTTCTGCCTGGAGTAACACCAGGTATCCACCCAGCATTTGCTCGCTACTACATTAGGCGTGTGCGTTTTGGAGCTGCTGATCCGCTCGTTGACGCTTGTCGCAAGCGTGGGTATAAGGTTCAGTGGGATATTGGGCTGGATGGCCGCGAGGATCACACTCGCTATGTAGTTGAGTTTCCATGCGAGTCGCCGGAAGGATCTATTCTTGCTTCCGAGATGACTGCTGTTGAACAGCTTGAATGGGTGAAAAAGATGCAAACCGTATGGGCAGACAATGCAGTTTCGGTTACCGTTTATTACCGCAAGGAAGAGCTGTCAACGATCAAGGAATGGCTTGCATCAAACTATGACAGCAGTGTTAAGTCAGTTTCGTTCCTGCTTCACGCTGATCACAACTTCCCGTTGCCGCCATACGAAGAAATCACAAAAGACCAGTATACAAAGCTGTTCTCAAAGATTGACTTCTCTGTGCCACTTCATTCTGTAGTCACAGATCTTCTTGACATTGATGGATGTGCAACAGGCGCCTGTCCAGTTCGCTAGACAGTGTGTTTGCGACCTACTCGCAAAGATTGATTTGTTCTGCAATCCATTTTGCAACTGGAGATGCTACACCGTTTCCACACATCTTATAGCGAACCGTATCGCTATTCAATTTTCCGTCTGCGCGGTAAAGAGTGTGATTGTCTGGCCAACCCATCAAACGCTCGCATTCAATCGGAGTGAGGCGCCTAACGCTCATTGATGGAACAAGCAACCCAGTTGATTGGCGTGTGCCGGCCCTAAGGGCATGATGAATGTCGCCACCAAGCGAGTTGTTAAATTCATCATATGCCTCTACCGCTACGGACTGAGAACCAGTTTGATCAAGCGTGTACGAGGGGTCTCCATCTAAACCAACGCCGAGACAATTTTGTTTTTTCTCAATTTCGCGGCCGTCTTGAATTGGTATTGCAAGAACTGGAACATTACCCCCGCCAGTACCCATTCGTGCTTCAAGCGTTCTGACTGGCTCAGTTGTGATTCGCACATCATCGTTTCTGCGACCATCAATGAGTAGTATTTCTTCTCTCTTCTCGGCAACGATAACAAGATGCTCTCCTCTACTGGATGGAACACCTCCGTCGCCACCACTTCTAAGAGTTGGCGCAATCGCAGAAACTACAAGAGTTTCACTTCCACCGCCAATGTCTCCACCATTTGCTCTAACTGTTCCAACACCTGGAGCGTAGGAGGCATGGCTGGATGGGGTAAACGAGTCAACAAAATCAGCTACTTGTTCTGTGTTGACCGAGCTGCGACCATCTCCAAAGCTGAGACTAATCTCTCCGGAAGATTCTTCCCTTTGTTTTTTGCCCTTCGCAGAATTCCTTGCGCGGCCTTCCCCGATAGTGAGTATTTTTGGCCCACCTCTGAAGGGTTCTGGAGAATTAAGGCGAGCGATGACGAACACTCGTCTACGCCGTTGGGGGACTCCGAAGAACTGTGCGTCCAAGACTGCCCATTCAATGTGATCGCTCCCGAGGTCAGCCATTTCCCTGAGGACTGCCTCAAAGTCGTCACCACCTCTGCTTGATAAAGCTCCGACGACATTTTCCCAAATTGCCCATCTTGGAAAAGCATTTCCTGTTGCATTTCTCATCTCCCTAATAATTCGCGTTGCTTCAAAAAACAGACCAGATCGTCCACCATCAAGACCAGCTCTCTTGCCGGCAACTGAGAGGTCTTGACACGGGCTACCAAATGTAATCACATCTACAGGTGGCAGCTCTGCGCCATTGACGTCACAAACATCAAGCCACTTTGGGCATTCTGGCCAGTGGTATGAAAGAACCTGCTGGCAATTTTGATCCCACTCAGCTTGCCAACCACATTCCCATCCAGCTGATTCGAGGCCAATATCAAAACCACCAACGCCGGCAAACAAGCTTCCAAATTTTTTTGACACATCTGGAATGATACGCGCTTCTGTATCTATAGTCAAGCTGATGCCTTTGATTGTCTTACACGAAGCCAGTCTGCGAGTTCATCAAATGGCCGAAGAAGGCGAGCGTCAATTGTTAAAAAATTATCAGTAATCTGCCTATACCTGTCGTACTTTTCTTCAATACGCCATTGATCCTGCGTGCTTGACGGAATGACGAGCATGCTTCCATTGTGGATACACACAAGAACTGTTGCTAATGGCTTTGGCGTTTTGCGCGACCAACCAAGTGCTGTATCAACTATTGAGCGACGGTACGGCCAACTGCTTGGATCATCCGTGAACTCGCAGCTTTGAGACTTGACTTCAAGGCATCCAGACATCATGGTAAAAATAACATCTTTTTCGTTATGGAACTTCTGTCTTTCTTTAACAGTGTCAGCGACTTCCATGTCGTTAACATGGCATGCGATATCAAGGTCATTGAGGCGCTTTGCTACATAACGCGCCCACTTATGGCCTTGCGAAAGTTGAGACACAAAAAATGCTGTCCCTTTTTCTTTGTCGTTGAAATAGTAGTTTGAGTCGTTCATAGTCTTGCGGAAGAGGTAAGAACATCAAGGCTACTTAACCATTGAAGCTCGTTTCTCTCAACTGAACTCACAGAGTCTTGCTAATTTGATTCGTGAGGTAACGAATAGTTTCCTCGCGCTCTTGGATCGCTTGCTCAAGACGTTCAATGAGGATCGCTGCTTCGTGAGCATCTTGCCAACTAGGAAAGCGCCCAGTCCAATTATCGTTCTCGTCCTTAATTGGACCCGTATTCTTCAGCCTGTCAACAAGTGATGTCTCCTTGTTTTCTGGACGCAAGAAGCTAGGTACAGGGTCGGCGTAGTACTCCCAAATATCGGTCTCTTTGTCACTCATAATTATGCTCTCCTTAAGCCGATTGAGATGTTGTGGTTGATGCATCGGCTAAGTACATCATCTGCCCCCTTGAAAAGTTCGCCATATGCCTTTTCGGCATCATGAAGACCGCAGTCACGCTTGTCCTCATCTGGAAGTGCGTAATTGAGACCGCACTCCAAGCTGTCAAAGATTTCTGGAATATCACTTGTCCACTGAAGTATTATGGCTTTCAGATCCAAAACAAGCTCCGCGAGTCTCTCGATTTCATGAGCAGCTACGAGCATCAATGTCTTGTGAACGCCGTTAAGCTCGCCACGGCCACTTTCATTATGCGCCTCGGCGCGAATTTCTTCAATCAAGTTCATTGCACCACAATACTCTGGTGTGTATATTGTGTCAACAATTATTGCCTCGGTAGCTCAATGGATAGAGCACCGGACTTCTAATCCGTAGGTTGTAGGTTCGAGTCCTACCCGAGGCGCAAAGCACTCTATAACTAAGTCGGTAGAGAAACGGACTTTTAATCCGTGTACAGCAGGCTTAAGCCCTGTAATGAGTACCAATAAGATAATGTTAAACCAATTAATAATAAATATTTTTACGATATAGAATAGAGTTTTGATGAAATA